ATGGCTGGCTTTGAATCAACACCATTAGAAGAAATGCAAGGAGGGGTAAATGTCACAGCAGAGGATACGAAGACGGAGATTGTCAACGCCTACAATTCATAATTGCGCTCAGAATTCGCCAGAATGGTTTGAACTGCGCAAAGGGCGTGTTACTGCGTCCAATGCTTGGAAGCTGCTTGAAAAGGGCTATAAAGAGGCTGTAGAGCAAAAGATAATCCCTACGACAGCAGCAATGCAGCGTGGCAAGGACTTAGAGCCTGAAGCTCTAGAGATTTACTCCAGAACGCACGATGATGTAGACATACTGACTGTCGGGTTTGTGACTAATCCTAAATACCCAAATGCTGGAGCGAGTCCAGACGGCGTGGTTGGAGATAAGCTAATCGAAGTCAAATGCTTTGGCGAAAAGAAACACATTGATGTCAGCAAAGGGAACATACCTTTCGAAGTAATGGCGCAGGTGCAAATGCAGATGATGATTTGTGAGCTAGAGTCCTGCGACTTAGTCCTATACAACCCAGACTTAGAGCCTAAGCTGGCTTTTAAGGTTATAAACATCCCAGCAGATGAAGTTATCCACAGAAATATACGCAAGCATCTTGACTTAACATAAGCTCTATGCTAGTATGTGGGTACCATAAAAGAAAGGACAAAAATTATGGACATACTAAACCCCAAAGAAATTGGGACAGCAACGAGAACTATCAAAAGCACAAGAAGCCACCGCTTCTCTAACTGGGCAGACGACAATCTATTACCTTGGATGTCGCTGGTAATCCTAGGCTTTCTAGCAGCACAAGGAATCATATCCTTTACGCCAATGCTAGTAGATGACTTTAGGACAGGTTTCGCTTTCGTAGTCGTGTTCTTCCTAATCATCAAGATTAGACGCATCCAATAGTTTGAGGTTGGGTAAAACGAGGTAACAAAAAAGAGGCTTCTCGCAAGAGCCTCTTCTTTTATTAGTAGAACCTACTTCTTCTTCTTAGCTTTGCCAGTAACGCTGAGAGCTATTGCTATTGCTTGCTTGCGTGACTTAGCTAGTGGAGCTTTCTTTGGACCCTTAGGGTTGATACCTGAGTGAAGTGTACCAGCCTTAAACTCTCTCATGATCTTAGCGAACTTACCCTTAGATGCTGCTTTCTTCTTCATTATTTCTTTCCTTTCTTGCGGGCAGCCATTTTCTTTGCTGCCATCTTCTTACCGTATTCCTTAATCATCATCTTCTTAGATTCTTTCTTCTCGTGCATTTTACCAGCTGACATAGTGCTCCTTTAGTTAATTGGTGGGAGGGCTCTAGGGAAACCCTCCCGTAAGTGGATATTGTCTGTTTGTTTTCGAGCGTTACAAACTCACAAGTAACGCTAGGGTGTCTTAGGTTCTACTATCGCCTTGATCCTGAGCAAACAGGAACGATAGTCTCTTTAATTATACCAACTATTGCAAGCCATAAAAAACAGCCCCGGAAGAGTGTAAGAAAGGACAAACTTTTTGGGGCTGCTATGCCGAGATTATACCAAACCTGTGGATAAATCACAACAAATACCCTTGATTGTATTTGCTTATGTAGTACAATATATACATCATCAAAAGAAAGGACAAACGATGACAATAGAAGTTAAGTACATAGACTCAAACAATGGGTCAATCACTGTGCAAACAGGGTTTTGGGACGAGAATCGCTTTGAGATGGAGTCCTGCAACCACGCAGGTAAGACAGTAGAGGAATCATCTACATTCGATGGCTACTCAACTGGGTTTTATTATCAGTGCGATAAGTGCGAGGAAATAGAAATAATAGAGGAGAACGAATAATGGCAGGTACAAGACAAGGTGGAGAAAAGACAAGGAACACTAACTATGAACGACACGGTGCAGATTTTTATAAGAATATCGGTTCTATTGGTGGTAGGACTTCTAACAACATTGACCCTAAGACAGGTAAAGCGCTTAAAGGATTTGCGGTCAGTGGTAAAGCAAGCGAAGCAGGCAAAAAAGGTGGAGCGCTAAGTCGCAGAGGTAAGGCTAAGTAATGAACATAGATAAAAGATTAGACAGTTTAGTCGATTGGATACTTCACGAACCTGCATATACAAAAGCTGAAATGAAAGATAAAATCAAACAACTATTCCAAGAGTTAATAGATGAAGTGATAGGCGCAGAACTTGTAAAAATAGTTAGAACAGACAATAAAAATTTAGCAGAAACTTATATGTCTGGATTTAATGATTGCATTGAGAAACAACGCCAAAAAGCTAAAGAACTATTGGAGAATATGTAATGGATAAGTTTGAATCACAAGCATACACAGACAGGTCTAACCTACCACTAGACTGGGCTAAGGAAGCCAACTGTCGTGGCCTAGAACCAAAGATGTTCCACACAGAGCGTGGCGAGAGCACAAGAGAAGCTATGGCAGTATGTGTCGGGTGTGTAGTAGTAAAGGAATGCTTGCACTATGCACTATCTAATGGCATCAAATACGGAATCTGGGGAGGCAAGTCTGAGAGGCAACGCCGAATCCTAAGAAGAGAATTAAGCACAAACGACTAAGTGTGATATAAAGGAGATATGGCTAGTAGAACACTAGAAAAGAAACTAGATTTATATTTCTCCAAGTATATCCGACTGAGAGACTCCTCAAACGGAGTCTTTTTTTGTTGTTCCTGTGGAGAGCGCAAGCCACTCAGTCAAGGAGATGCAGGCCACTTTATTAATAGACGCTGGAGAACAGTGCGCTGGCACGAACAGAATGTCCACATTCAATGCCGCTACTGCAATAGATTCAATGAGGGAAATGCTGCCGGCTACGCACTATTTATGATTAAGAAGTATGGACAAGAGAGAGTCGAGTATCTGCACTCCATATCCCGCAACGTAGCTAAATGGACAGATAGTGATTTAGACCTTATGATAAAGAAATACAAGGCACTGGTGAAGGAGATGTCTGATGGAAGAGCTGCTGAATAAAAGGTTCGAGGTTATTAGTAATCCTTGGTTAGAAGCCAACAACAAACAGTTTCCATTACTCCCTGAAGTGCCTGTGTTACAATTGAAACGAAAGAAGAGGGCAACCGCATGAACTTCGATGCAGAAATCATAGAGGTCAAATCAAAGAAAACAGCCAGCTTAGATATAAGTTATAGAGTTGTGCTTCAGACCAGTGACCCAGCAGTCCTAGCTTTAGCGGCAATGAGCCCAGAGACTTTAGTTAGAGTGGAGGTAAAACCAACAAATGGGTAGACCAACTGTAATGACACCAGAAGTCATAGCTAAATTAGAAGAAGCCTTTGCATGGGGATGTACTGACAGAGAGGCTTGTTTATGGGCAGATATTGCTGTTTCAACGTTACATCTATATCAAGATAAGCACCCTGAGTTTATAGAACGAAAAGAGGCTTTGAAGGATACGCCTATTATGGATAGCCGAGCAACAGTGGCGAGAGCAGTGCGTAGAGACCCTGATATGGCTATGAAATTCCTAGAGAGAAAGAAGAAAGATGAGTTCAGTTTAAGGCAGGAAATGACTGGTAAGGACGGGCAACAACTTCCTACGCCAATCATTAAAGTAGATGTATCTCCAGACGACAGCAACCGATAAGATTATCGCAATGTCGAAGCGAATCCGGGCAGTAGCCGGGGGAACTTCTGCGTCTAAGACAATATCTATTCTGTTATACCTAATCGCTAGGGCTCAGTCAGACAAACAACCAACACTTACTTCAGTTGTGAGTGAAAGTTTTCCACACCTCAGGCGTGGTGCTATGCGTGACTTCCTTAACATTATGCAAGAGCATGGCTACTTTAAGGACAACCTTTGGAGCAAGACAGATTATACCTACACATTTGAAACAGGTAGCAAGCTAGAATTCTTTTCTGCAGATCAGCCAAGCAAAGTTCGTGGTCCAAGGCGTGACAGATTATTTGTAAACGAGGGCAACAACATACCTCAAGAAGCTTTTGAACAGCTACTAGTGCGTACTAAGGAGTTTGCTTATATAGACTGGAACCCAGTAGCAGAGTTCTTTATGTACACAGACTACATAGGCAAGCGTGATGACGTGGAGTTTATTACTTTAACCTATAAGGACAACGAAGCCCTAGCACCTGAGATTGTTAGCGAAATAGAACACCGTAAATCCAACAAGAACTGGTGGCGAGTATATGGAGAGGGGCAACTCGGTGAAGTCGAGGGCAGAATCTACACTGGCTGGAACATCATCGACTCAATACCGCACGAAGCCAGACTGATACGAAGAGGACTAGACTTCGGTTATTCGGTTGATCCTAGCGTTATAGTAGATGTCTATGAGTACAACGGTGGCTACATCGTGGACGAGAGGCTTTATCAGAAGGGGCAAAGTAACAAGCAACTAGCAGACTTCATCCTTAACCTAGAAGAAGCAAGAACCTTAGTGATAGCCGATAGCGCAGAACCTAAGAGCATTGACGAACTGAAACTATATGGCGTGAATATCTTGCCAGCTGAGAAAGGCAAAGACTCAGTGAACTACGGCATCCAGATGATTCAGGACAAGCCGATGTCTATTACCAAGAACTCAATCAACGGCATCAAGGAATACCGCAGTTACCTGTGGAAAACAGACAGAGATGGTAAGAATGTTGGAGTGCCTGAAGGTGGCTTAGATCACTTCCTAGACGCAATGAGATACGCAATCAGCAGCGACCAACCAAGCGAACAACTGCACGCATACAAGCCTAAACTGATGGTGAGCAGGAAATACGGACGTGCTTAACTGTGATATAATGCAATCAAAGGCGGGGTTCAGGGTATAACGTGGCAAAACAGACTTCATTACAGAGAGTATTAGACGACTTCGACAAGTCTTGGGAATACTGCTCAGGCTCTTGGCACTCAAGGTGGAACGACAACTACTATCTTTATAACAACAACCGAGTTAAGGTTGGCTACAACGGTATCACCGATACATTTGTGCCGATGACTTTCTCTACTATTGAAACAATGACTTCTGCTTTATTCGGCAGCAAGCCACGATTCAACTACTCAGCGCCAGCAGATAAGTTTGGACAGAACACTGACATCCTGAACAACCTCGTTAACTACTATTGGGACAAAGACAAGTGGAGCATCAAGGTCATCAACTGGGGACGTGACATGCTTCGCTACGGAACTTCAGTTGTATACATGCACTGGGACGGAAACTGTCCTAAGATGATTAACGTTCCTATCAGGGACTTTTTCATTGACCCAACTACAAACAGCTTAGAGAACGCAGCCTTTATGGGTCGCCGCTATCTAACTACTATGGAAGAGCTCAAGAGCTTCGAAATTGTAGACCTAGAGAAGTCTAACGATGTAGACGTAGTAATGAAGCCTAAGTACCAGAACCTAGACCAAGTGTCTAAGACTAAGAACGGTTCAGGCGAGAACACTGACAAAGAAGAAAAGGACATGTGGTACGGCTCTACTGTATCTGACGAAGATAGCCTAGTAGAAGTTATCGAATACTGGACAAAAGACCGAGTCATCTCTATTGCCAACCGCTCTACAGTTATTGAGGACAGCGAGAACTATTACAAGCTCAAGGCAAAGCAAAACGGCGAGAAGTACGCTAAGGGACTCATGCCTTTCTGTGTACTCCGAGACTACGTAGACGGCTCACTATTCTACGCTAAGGGTGAGATTGACTTCATTGCCGACCAGCAAGAACTACTCAACGACCTTACCAACCAGAACATTGACTCAATTACATTCACATTGAACCAGATGTACACCCTCGACCCTCGCTACGCACACTTGCTAGAGGAAATTGAGAACATTCCTGGCGCTATCTACCCGGTAGAAGCAGGCGCACTACAGCCAATCGGTCAGCGACCAGTACCTCAGGACGCTTTCTTAGAGAGAAGCAACATCAAGAATGAGATGCGTGAGACGACCGCATCAAACGAAATCATCAAAGGTGTATCTCCAGCAGGTGGCGGCAGCACTACAGCTACCGAGATTCAGGCACAAATTGCTGGTTCAGGTCAGAGATTAGCTCTCAAGATCACACAGATAGAGGATGAGGGCTTCCATCAGTTAGCAACCCTAGTTTTAGCTATGATTCAGCTCTACGTTACAGAGCCAATGGTAGTCAGAGTAGTCGGCAAAGACGGCGTACGCTGGGAAGAATACAACCCATTAGACTTCGCTGGTACCTACGATGTAGAAGTACAGCTTGAAACTACTGTTAACTCTCAGAAGCAACAGCAGGC